ATTTCTTATTTCATCTTCTGTACATTTTTTAACACATTTTCCTGTTTTAGGATTAATTTCTTCATCGTCTTTACATGCTTTAGTATCTTTTTGAAGTTTAGGTAGTTTTTTAGGTTCTTTTGGTGGTTCATTTAAAATAGCATCCGATGGCTTTTTAGGTTCTTTCGGAGGCGTTGGTATAAGTTTTTTAGGTTCTTTCGGAGGTTTTGGTATAAGTTTTTTAGGTTCTTTCAGAGGCGTTGGTATAAGTTTTTTAGGTTCTTTCGGAGGCGTTGGTATAAGTTTTTTAGGTTCTTTCGGAGGCGTTGGTTTTACAATTTTATCGACAATATCATTTTTAAGAGATATTTTTTGATATGTATAAATTTCTGGAATATCTGATGCTTCATATTTATATTCTAGATATTTGCGTATAGCCCCTTTAGTTTTATCTTTTTTAATTTCTTTCATTAAATCTTCTTTTATAGATAAGTAGTTTTCGTAACTTATATGTGCTAACATTCTTTTATTTTCATATAGTTCTTCATATTTATTCTTCTTTTGATTATTTATATCTTGTTGTTTATCAAAATTATCAAGATATTCTTTAATATCTTTTTTTAAACTATTAACATCATTTGTATTATTATTAGCAATATTTAATATTTTTTTTTCAATATTTCTTAATATATCCATTTAATTATATTGAGGATAAAAATAATTAAGGTAATATAATATCTTCAAACATTCCCTTGTAAAACGTTTGAAGACTCTCATCTGGTTTCATTTGTTCTTCGTATGTACTTCTTGGTATATATTTAACAATTATTTTTTCCTTATCACAAGTATTTTTCTTACTGTAATATCCTTGAACTATTAATATAGTACCTATAAAAAGTAAAAATATTGCAATTGCTTTCATTTCTTAATATTATAATATAGTTTATTTTTATGTATTTCTTTCACTCCATACATCAACCTTCTCAAGTTCCTCTTTAACTTCCTCCAATTTTACAATATCATCATTCTCATTACTTGCCTCGACGTTATCACCGACGTTATCACCAACAGGTGCAGCGTTTGAAGCAAATGTTTGCTTTCTATTCTCAAAAACAATATCGCGATTATCCATATTGTTCTTATATTCTTTCATTAGCGTATTCAGTTGCGTTTCAGAATATTCTTGATTATCAAGACATTCTGGATTAGGCGACCAAGGACACCAACATCCAACTTGTGCAATATAAATATTAAACTTATTATCTATTTTTTTCAAAAATTCACTACGCGTTTTTGCTTCCTCGATAGTATCAAAAGTTCCACGTACTTTAATTCCACGCATAGATGTTATAAAATTGTTATCTTTGTGATAATTTGATTCCAATTCATCATTATTTACAGATTTATAAAAAGCATATTGTTCATTCATCTCTTTTGGTTCAAATATATATGAATGATTTTCAACAATTGTATTTATCATATCTTTTTGTTCAGGATTTTTCTCTTTGATACCATCGAGGAGTTTTTTCATATCATCGGAAAATTTGTGTATAAATTTATTAAAAATATAGGCTTCCTTGTTTACGATAACATCCTCAGGGCTAATAAAAGATAGCAGAACAAAATTTTGACCTCTAATAGGTTTATCTTCATCCAAATAATCAACTTCTTTTGTAGATACCAACGTATTATCTACTGCCGACATTGTTATATTCTTACCTTATATTATAAATATATATTTAAAATCTTATATATATTTATTTTAAAATATTTTATAATAATAAATGTCAGTTAAAAAATACGATGATTCTAACATATTATTATATAGTTTTATAAAATATTTTATACAAGGTCTTATAATTGCTTTTATAGCATTATTAATACAAAATAATCGTTTTGATGTCGCAAAATTACTAACTCTAACTATATTAATAGTTCTAATATTATATCTATTAGATTTATTATCAAATAGGTTTTCTATTTATCAAAATGGTAACAAAATAGGATTAAATAATTCTAATGATTTTATGTTGTTATAAGTTATATAATTTCTTTTTTATTGAATTATTACAAAGTAATTTCCATTGGAATATAAAATATTATTATACATAATGAATATAATATAACATATGATAAGAGAATTGCTTTATTAATTATAAAGAGTTCTTCGTATGTTATATACTTTGCAGGCATATTATAATTTTTTATAAGTGAAAATATATCATTTTTTATCTGTGATAAAATTTATTTATGGTAATATACCGTAGGGTATATAGGATTATTATTTTTGCTCAGGATTATAAAGGGTTGTATTGTGGACGAGCGCCTTCGTAAGGAATTATAAAAAAAAACAAATAATCTTTAATTTTTGATTTTAGAATTTGAGTACATAACTTAATTTATTTAAAAATTTCTAGAAAACTTTTGAAATATTAGAAAATAAAAAGTTATGTACTCAAATTTCAAAATAGGATTTTTAAGATTTTTGGTGTAAATTATAAGCAGTTATAGAGCGGTCTCTTAAGGGATTCTAGATAAACAAAAAAAAGTTTAGAAATAGATATAGATTTGTTTTGCTATTCCAAATAATCTTTTCTTATCCAATTGAAATAACGCATAAGTAGAGCGAGTAATCGATAAAATACACATATTTCATATTAAGATTTATATTATTAAAGTGATGGTATAATTTCATAATTCAAATCAATACATATTTTTTTCCATATTTGGTCTTGAATATAAAGTTTTTCTCTACTTTTTAATAAAGGAAAATATTTGAGATATTCGTTTAATCCGAGTATTTGAAAGAATTTATAAAGTACATAACTATATGATAAGAAATTCTTTCTATCTTTTGGACAATGTTTAAGAAATGGCGCTTGAATACTTCTAAACATATTACACAGTTTATCTTCTAATTCGGGACTAAATTGTGGTGTAGGTATTCCATTAATTCTATTTATAATATAATTAATATGTTCATAATATTTATTAATTCTTAATCTTTTAAGAATATCCCTCATTTTTAAGTAAGTTATTTTTTTCAAATCTGTAATTTTTTCTTTCTTAATTTCCGTTAAAATTTTTTCGAATATATCATCTGGTATATCAGTACTTTCTTTTCCCTGAACCTGATTACACCATTCTCTAAAATGATTAATTCTTTTATAGCAAAAATGTGATGTATCCTTAGTATTCTGTTTTAATATTGGTCTATTTTGTTCTACTAATAATAATTCTTGATACCCGCATATATTACACACTATTATAGCATCATACTGAAGACATGTCATATTATTTTTACATATTTTACATATTTCTATATTTTCCTCTTCAACAGTTCTTACATATCTATTATTAATTATAGCCATATATTTATCAACTAACGTACTTTTATCGCATATTTTGCTATTATTATCTTTGTCACTATCGCTTTTTTCGTTCTCATTAATTTCGCATTTATCGCTAATAATAGATTTATTTTCTATCAATGTATTTTTACTATCTATATTATTGAGAGCCTCTAAGACATTTTTAGTATTATAATTAATATTATTATTACGTTTTTTTTTGGAATCTTTTTTATATGTTTTTGGTTTATTACATGTTTCTTTAATAAAATTAATATTTTGGTTAATATCTGATTGTTTATTTACAGTATCATAATATTGAAATAATATATCACTTGTATGTTTATAATATTCTATTTCATCTAAATTATTAAGTTCATTTAATTTTCCTTTAATATCTATAATTTCTTCATTTAACTCTATATTACTAAACCATAATTTACTATTAATTTCTTTATTAGTTGTACTATTAATTTGCCTTAATATCTCGCTTTTCTTTTCTTCGCAAAAATTTAATTTTTTAATATAATATATTTTTTCCTTATCGCTCCTTTCGAAATCCTTTATCATATTATTATGCATTGCATCCAATGTAACTGTTTCATTTATATCTGTCGTTATTTTTTTTTTAGATGACTTCTCTTTAAACATCATTATATTTGAATTATAAATATTAAGGTTTATATAATAAAATTTATTTTTGTGTCATATAATCTATATTTTTTTCTCCTCTAATAGTATAAAGAATATAGCGTAAATGGGTGGTGGTCTTCTTCAATTAGTTGCTTATGGTGCTCAGGATGTTTATTTAACTGGTAATCCTCAAATTACCTTTTTCAAAGTAGTTTATCGTCGTCATACTAACTTCGCTATTGAAGCCATTCAACAAACTTTTAACGGAACTCCCAATTTTGGCAATCGCGTAACTTGCCAAATATCAAGAAATGGCGATTTAATACATCGTGTATATTTAGCGGTTGTTAATTATTCATCTGGAATTAATGTATGTCCTTATTTTGGTCTTCGTTTAATAAATTATGTAGAAATTGAAATAGGTGGTCAAAAAATAGATAAACATTATTCTCATTGGATGTATGTATGGAATGAACTTTCTTTACCCGTTTCAAAGAAAGATGCCTACAAAAAAATGGTTGGTGCCAATGATAAACTAAAGTCTTTAATTAATGCTAATCTATATATCCCTTTGGAGTTCTGGTTCTGCCGTAATGTTGGTCTTGCTCTCCCTTTAATCGCCTTACAATATCATGAAGTAAAAATAAACATTTTATTTGAAACTAAAGATAATTGCCTCGGTAATACAGGTGAACTTCTCGATTTAACTTCAACTACTTTGTGGGTTGATTACATATTCTTAGATACCGATGAACGCCGAAGATTCGCTCAATTATCCCACGAATATTTAATAGAACAATTACAATTTACTGGAACTGAAAGCATAAACGATAATTCTACTAGCATAAAACCAAAACTTTCATTCAATCACCCTTGTAAAGAATTAGTATGGTTCTGTACTTCTGGTCATCATGCTTCTACTAGACATACAATCAATAACAATTGGGTTAACTATTCAACAGGTGTTAATGGATATGCCGCAGGTAATCCGGAATTATTCAAAGAGACAAGCGCAATAACTTCTACTAATCCTATAAAAACTGCTAAACTCGTATTAAATGGAAATGATCGCTTCGCAGCAAGACCAGGTTCTTATTTTAATTTAATACAACCTTATCAACATCATGAAAATATACCATCAAATCCGGGCATTAATGTATATTCATTCGCTCTTAAACCCGAAGAACATCAACCCAGCGGCACTCTTAATATGTCTCGCATTGATACCGCGGTATTTAATTTAGATTTACAGAATAGCTATACTGGAAATGTTTTTTCCAAAAATCTTCATGTATACGCGGTTAATTATAACGTTCTTCGCATATTATCGGGTATGGGCGGTTTGGCATATTCAAATTAATTTATATTATTTATATATAAATAATATGTTGTTAAATTGCTATAAAGTTTCTTTTTTTTTTCTCCTCTAATAGTATAAAGAATATAGCGTAAATGGGTGGTGGTCTTCTTCAATTAGTTGCTTATGGTGCTCAGGATGTTTATTT